ACCATTTGCAGCCGCACGCCCGGACTGGTTAATCGCCTGCGTTACTCCCCGGATGGCCTGTTGCATCCTCTGAGATCCGCGTTCAAAGCCGGTATTGTCCAGCCCGGTATCAATGATAATAGAGCCGTCTGCGCCGTTTGCCATTAAGTTTCACCTTCTTCCGGGAGAGAATCAAACATGGATTGCAGGGTGCCCTCCGCCTTTTGCGGGGCGGGTTTTTCTTCGATACGGCAAAGATTGATGTTGGAGCGATAAAACTCCTGCTCGTATTTTTCCAGCTTCTTTCCCCGCGCTTTCTTCTGTCGGATGGTCAGAACGAAGCCAAACAGCCCGTCGTGGTCTACGGACTGGTAGTAGCCGAGGAATGTCCACCAATGCAGGTAGGGTAGAGCACGGACTTCCATTCCTGCTGCTTTATTGACGGCGGGAAAAATCAGTTGCTCGTCCTTGTCCCAGTTGATTGTTTTAGGCGCGGGCGTATCCTCTCGCGTACCGCAGTCGATAAACGCGGTTGCGGCAGCATAGGCTTGTGCGTACTGTTGACTCGGAATTTTATTAAAATCCGTAAACAGGCGTTTCAAACAGACGTACACCTTTTCGCTATCAGAAAGACTTGAGTCGTTATAGGCGGAGAAAATTTGCAGAATGTTACGATAGTCCGTGCGGATTCTGTATACTGCGCCGCATACGTCAAGGCTTGTCGGCAGTTGCCCCAGCATCCGGCGTCACATCCTTTTCAAGGTCAGCCAGATACTTTTTGATGCGCTCCTGCGACAGTTTTGTTTCCGTTTCAATGGCCTGAGCGATAACCTGACCGAGAACAGTCAACACGTTCTCGACGTAGAAAACGCCATTGACGGACGAAAAAGGATGACGAGTTGCAAACAGCGCGTCTGCGTCATCCATGTCGAACAGCGCGTTAATGCGCTGCTTAACAACGGTTTCAACCTGTTGCAGCTTTTCCCAGTTATCGTCGAACTCCGATGTGCCGTCATTTTTAATGTCCATATCGGACAGCGGCTTAATGATGGAATCAAAATCGTCCATCAGTGCCTTATAGCGGTCATAGATGGACACGTCACCGGGACGGATGTGCAGCTTGCAAATGATTTTTCCATAAGGGTTGACGAGGGTAATCTCTTTCGTACCGTCGTCCAGCGTGAAAACGTTCTGATTCGTGTTCGTCTGCGGGAGCTTCGTTTTGTTCGCCATATCGTGTTTACCTCCTACAAAATGCGGCGAGGCTCCGCGTGTAGCTTTGCCCCGCCGCTCTCATCTCTTCACGCGCCGCTCATCAGGAACCGGCGGTGAAGTTGGTGATGGTGGCCTCGTTGGTTCTCATGTCGTACACGATCTTCTTCTTCGTGGCTGGGCCAACGGGCGTAATCGTAACGGGAATCGCATAACCCGCCGTGTCGCCGCCAGTAGACTGAGGCACAAACCACGCCTGACGGACGTAGCAGTAGCCGGTCATCTTCTGGGTCTTTCGGTTTGCCGTCTGGAAATATGCCTCGGCAAAGTAGCCCATCAGGTCGCCTTCACCGTAGAGCTCTTCCAGCGCCACCTCGCGCAGATGGTCGTACATCTTGCGGGAAGGGTCGATGTAGTAGGGGTCGAGACCAATTTCAGGCGTATAGCCGGAGTGCTTGAAATTGGTCTCGCCCAGCACATTCTGACTGGTCTCAGTATCGGGGTTCAGCTCCTTGGAGAGGTCGTCGTTATCCTTGCCCAGCGCCTCCCAGCCACCCGTAGCGGCAGTGTACTCGACAACGAGAATGTCACCGTCCGCGGGGTCGCCGGTGATGGACAGACCATAGGCGGTGCTGATGTCGCTGACAACGTTCCCGTTCAGCGTCCAGTTCGAGCCATCGTAGAGGAAGGTGTACTCGCCGGATACGTCGCTGACCGCTGTGCCGAAGGTGGCGGCAGTAACCGTGCAGGCAGTAACGCCCGAACTATCGCCGATGGAGACGCTGGCCTTTTCCTCGATGTCTTGCCCCGTCCAAGAGCCAAAATACATACCGCGGTTACGTTCAAGTTTTGCCATTTTCTTATCCCCTTTCACGGAAATGATGGTTAGGTCGGACGCGCTGAAAAACGCGCCGTCATTGAGATACAAAGTCCCTTTTCTGATTCGTCCGGCGTCGGAGGAGAAGAAAAGGGAACCGCTTATTAGTCGCGCATACACTTAATCAGCTCCCTTGTTCTTAGCGTCTGCGATAAGTCAGCTTGATTTGAATCTGGTATTTTGCGCTGCTTGCACCGGGCGCGGAGACGTACTGTGTCAGCGTGGGGACAACTGACAGTACGCGCCCCTCATTCACGCAAGGGAGATTGCGGGAAGAGTTTTGGTTGATAATCCAGTCAATTACGTCCTGATAGAAGCCATAATTGGCAATGTTCTGTGCTTCTGCCGCTCCGAACACTTCTTTCGACGCAAAGATGAAATTCAAGGTCTGAATATCGTTCGGAACGTGCTCGCCAAGCACATTTTCATGGTAATTCACGGTAGACGGAACCGCATACAGCGCGTACTCCGTCGCTTCTTCGGCCAGATAGTCAACCCTGAAATGGTTAGCCTTTGACAGTGCCGGACATTGGCGAAACCACTTGCGGAGGTGTTCTACGTTATTTACCGTTGGCAACGTTTCTCGCCTCCTCCAAAATGTCCTGCATGTGGTCGGCTTTCATGCGCTCAAACCAGAACGCACCCGCCAGCGGATTAGAATCCGTTCGGAAGGTCAGCGCCCTGCCGGTCAGGTGCTTCTCCTGTCCGGGCGGCGAAAAGAACCGTGTAGGCGTTCCCGTATCGTCCTCGAACACGGGGATGTTCGGCCCCATGACCTCCCCGTAATACAGGTATCTGGCATACGGCGTTGCATATATGACCTGTCCTCCGCCCGGAGGAGAAGCCGCAAACGGACTTCGCGCCAGTGTGCCTGTTTCCCACGGGCAGTACGGCATACAGTAGGAAATGACCGCATTGTCGATAGCGGTCTGCACCCGCCCACCCGTTTCAAGGTTTTTGGCGCGCAGAAGGTCGCCGTCGCCGTTCCATTGAAAGGCCGCTTTAATGGTCACACTCAAGTCCCCACCACCTTCCAATGCGGGGCGTTGGGTGCCCGTCGATTGTCCGTGACCGCGAGAATCGTTACACCGTGCAGTGCTTTGATTTGTGCGGGTAGCGTCAGCATGTCCGTGTACGCTCCCTTTACCATCAGGTCGCCCTCATTCAGGGTATATAGCCCCGCCACGTCCGCAGAATTGCGCCAGTACACCGGGTCAACGTAGCTTTTGCCCCCGGCATCAGCTTTCAGTGGTATGCGAATAGTGTATTGGCTTGCGGCTTTCAGACCGTTCGCGTCTACCGTGGACTTTTCGCCGCCGTACCACGATACGCCGTGAATCACGGTCGGGACGTACACCGTCGCATCGAGGGTTTGATCGAGCTTTGCGTTGAAAACGGTAATCGTATCATTGCACAGCTTCATCCTCTCACCCCGCGATACAAAAGTGGTACGCCGTCGTCATCCCGTTCGCCGTACAGATACTCGCCTACCAGCTTGTTCATTTGCCGACGCGCTTCATCAGCGTTCAGAGTATTGCCGTAGGATTCTGAATAGCCGTCCGTGTTAAAAGAGGTGACGGCGGGATTGGTGGCTTGCGCTTCCACGCCCACAGCTTCCTCCAGAGCAATTAGCGCAAACGCACAGAGCTTGACCGCATCCGGTACAGTCTGCATGTTCTGTACGCGGGAGTCGGTCAGGCAGTCTATGCGTTTGCGGCTTTTCAGCTCCATCGGAGGATAGGCGGCGGGCGCAAGTGCGCCACCGTATGCCTTGTACTCGTCATACGTCAGGTATTGTGCGTGCGCCATTCAGACCGCCCTCCTTTCATCCCTGCGGCGATTAGCCGAGGGAGATAATGCGGGCAATGGGAATGGTCTTGGGGTCGATGTACGTCTTGGTAGTACCCGCAGAGGATACCAGCTCCCAGTTCGTGCCCTTCGCCAGCTCCGCGTCCGTGGGGGAAGCAGAAGCCATAGAGGCCTTGGTGAAGGAAATACCGTAGGGCGCCCAGCACTTGCGCTGACGGCTGTACAGCAGATCCTGACCGCCCTTGACAGCAGGGTTGCGGTCCATTTCATAGGGGGTCTTAGCGCCGCAGTCGGTATACTCGATAGCACCGTCACCCAGTACATAGGAAATGTAGTGGGTGGCCTCGACCACATAGGCGTCCGCCGCAACGTTGGCAGGGTAGAAATCGCCCTTCTTCACGTCCGCAAGGTTGATCTGGCCAGTGGTCGCATCGGAAGCAACCACCTTGACCGCACCCGTAGTGCTGGCGGTGGCGGCATCGTAGCCGTGCTCAACGGGCATGGAGTCATCCACCAGCACCAGACGACCGTTCAGCGTCGCAAGGCCGATGTCGCGCTGCATACCGTCCGCATCGTTGTACTTGAGGTAGGTCAGCAGTTTCAGGTTCTCCAGATTGGTAGCCACAACGCTGTGCATCAGCACAAGCGTAAACTTGCCCTTCTGGTCGCCGGAGGCCCGCTGGATGGCGGTGTTCATGGTCGTAGCATCCATGACGCCGGTCTTGCCGTCCGCATTCAGCAGGGCGGTCACGTCGTGCGTATGGGTCGTCACGAACTTCTTGCCCTGCGTGTCGGTCATGCTGAACACGCCCTTGAGGATAGCAACGAGGGTATCCTGATCGATTTCGTTCCAGTAGTCGTTGATTTGCTCAGCGACGTTCTCCATGAAGTCCTCGCCACCCGTAATGTCGTAGCTGAAATCCAGCTCCGCCCACGCATTGGCGCGACCGACGACCACACGGGACTGCATAAAGGTCTCCGTGCTGGAGGGGGTGATGTCGGTGTTGCCGTCGTAGTTCATGGGGACAGAGCCGGAAATCAGACCCTTGAGGGGCGTGCTGATGTAGTTGCCGCCTACTTCGTCGCGCATGGAGGAGGCCAGCTCAGGGCGACTGCGGATAGCGCGGGACTTGAGCAGTTCCGTCTTGCGGGGGTTGGGGATGCGGTCGATGTATTTCTGGAATACTTCACCGTTGAAAAACTTGGCGTTAAACTTGCCAGCCATGATTCATCTTCCTTTCTTCGTTCAGGTTTGCGCCGGTCACTCATCAAAGGCAATCGGCGCGTCGGGGTTTTCGTTGTGTCGCATCATGAGCTCCGACAGGGAATACTTTTTGCCGGGAGCGGGCTTGCCGCCGCTGGGCAGTACCACAGTCGGCTTTCCCTTTGGTGCTCCTTCCGGCTCTTTCTCCGCCGCAAACGCGCCGGGGTCATCCGCCTTATACTTGGTTACGAAATCCTCGTAACCCAGCAGACTTTCACCGTCTACCTTGAAGTCCTTGCCGATAGCCTCCTGCAAGAACGCCTTTTTTGCCGAAGCAGACGAAAACTGCAAGCTGTTTGCGCGCTCGCGCACCATGTACTCGTAGGCTTGGCGCGTCAGCTTGTTTTCGTAGTCGGTCTTATCGGTGTTGTACTTGGTCTGGAGGTCGGCGAGGGACTGCTGAACGGCGCCGAGCTTGCCCGCGTCAGCCTGCGCCGCCGTAAGCTGTTCACGAAGGGAGGTCAGGTCGCCGTCGCGGGAGGTGATTTGCCCCTGCAATTCCGTTACCTGCCCCTTGAGGCCGTTCACCGTGTCGTCGTACTTGCTTTTGGAGACGTACCCGCCGTCCGCAAGATTGACGATGTTCATTTTCTGTTCCTTGACCGCAGCTTCAAACTGCTCGAAGGTCAAGGGACCATTGGAGAAAAGAGCCTTGAGAAATTCCATGTGTTACCTCCTGCCGCCGTAGATTTGGCTTATATATCCGCGGCCACTCCGCGGGCGCGGCGCCCATGCAGTTATGTCCCGGCATGGTAGGGTGATATATTAAAAGCCTGCCGGATACAGGCGGGCCTTTAACAGCTTTGAAATTTGGGCTTGAGAATTATTCCTCGTAGATGATTGCGATGCCGTATGCTTTCGCTGCTTCGTGCTCAATACGGCATCCGCGGGCAGTCTGCCATCCCTTGCAGAAGTAGGCGACATGGCACTTGCTCATATTCTCAAGAGATTTGGCGAGGAAGCAAAGCGGAATCTGCACAACTCCGCGTTCCTGCATCGCCTTGTCGCTGTACCAGTCATCGGTGAACAGGGTGTTCACGATGTCGTATCCGCGCTCCTTGAGAAAAGTGATCGCGTTTTCGCGGGTTTCGACGATCTCCTTTTCGGTTTTCCCCGCCATAGGCTGACTAATCATCGCTTTTGCCATTGTCACACCTCCATATTGACACCATTGATGCAGACGTTCCCAATCTTGTCATAGACATCAAGGTACATCTGCTCCTTGTCGCCATTGTACGTTGCTTCAAAGAGATACTGGTCCGGGGTAGGCGCGGCAAGAATCGCCTTGTGATTCTGCAAGGTCTTGCACTGCCACACGATGAAAACGTCCGTCCAGTCGATAGCGACCGTCCGGCTTTCTACCGCATAACGGTTTGCAATCCAGTTACAAACCGCTTTCTTCGCGGCAACCATGAAGTCGTAGGTACTCATACACAATCCTCCTTAAACCTTTACCATTTTGAATCCTTCCACGCTCATACGCTGCTTGCGTATGGGCAGACCGGACAGCTTCGCAACCTGTTCATACTTTGCGGCGACTGCGTTGATGCGCATTTGGCACTCACGCCGCAGGGTATCGTCTCCGGCAATGCGGGCGGCGTTCGCCGTGTCCTTATATCGCCGCACCCGCGTTTCCATCTTGCGCATAAGCTGCTGTGCCTGATAGGTGGTGTAATGCTTGCCGTCGATGTCGCACCCCGCATTGTTCTTCTCCGCCCATTCGTGGAGCTGTGCAGGGTCGTAGCGGGGTTTGGCATACCGGGAGTCGAATGGCAGGGCAAAATGCCCGCAGTTCCACTCAGCGATAGGGCGCTTAAAGCCCGCGTAAACGTTGCCGTCGATGTCGGTGCAGGAAAGCCCGGCTTGCATCCTGTCAAACTCAGCTTTGGGGAAAATGCGTCCCTGAACGGGTTCGTGGTCGGGGGCGCTGTGCATGTGCGCGGATATTTCCACCTCGCGGTATTCCAGTGCCTCGCCGATGGCATTTGCGCCGTGTTGGGTGATTTGCTTTACGCCGTCAACCACGTTCTGCCGCACGGCGGTATCCAGCCGCCTGTGATAGCCGCTTGCGTACTGCACCTGCAAGCCGTTATACCCGATTTCCCTCACAATCTCCCGTGTAGCTGTTTGGTAATCCATCAGCCCTGTGCTTACCGCCAATACGCCCCGGTCAACCGCCCTGCGGTACGGCACTGCAATCGCCGTCGTGTTGGACAGGTTTTGCGCCGTCTGCGCCGTCTGCCGGGACACGTTCTGCGCGAACTGCACAAGCCGCTGTCGCACGGCGGCGGAGGGCTGTGCGCCTGCTGTGAACGCTTGTGTGAAACGCGGGTCGGTGTATGTCTGCTGCATAGCCGCATTGTACACCGCCTGAATGTCCTGCGCATTCAGACGGGTGACGGTCATCAGCCGCTCGGTAATCTCGCGCACATCGGAGGTCATGTCGGCCATAATGACAAGGCGATTGATGTTAGCTTGACTCAGCCTGCCAATCTTCTTGATCTGCTCAGCAATCTTGCGAATGTAGAAGCTGTTCACCTCATCGAAACGCGATTGCAGGCGTCCGAGCACCATTTCCAGCACTTCATTCGATAGCATGGGATTTCACCCCTTATTCGCCGTCGTCGGGCGCAGAAGCCCCCGTAGCGCCACTCTGTGCGGTCAGCAGCGCGTCCATAGACTGCGAAAGCTGTTCCTGCTGCACCTTTTGAAGGGCGCGTTCGGCTTGCGCTTCGGTTTCACCGAAATACCACATGCGGAACTCTGTCTTACTCATAAGCCCCTGCGACATAAGTTCCAGCCGTTCGCCGAGCTGCTGGGATGCGTCGGTGATGATGCTGTCATCCCATTCAAAGGACAGGTCGTAATCGCCAGCCGGGGCGAGGTCATACATGGTGGCGTACTTATCCATTGCCCGCACCACATCCCGCAGGCAATGCTCAAGCGCTCGCTGGTTGTCGGCAATGGTGGCATATGTGCGCTGCTTGACGATGCGCAGCTCCGTAGCCGTCCGCGCTTCCTGATTTGCGTCGGACAGCGTGCCTCTTGCAAGACCGCAGGAGTCCTCAACGCGCATGAAAAGCTGATTCATACCGTTAAACAGCGCGGAGTCGCGGATGGCAGGGGAGAACACCTGATAATGGTCGTCGCCGAGGTCAACGCCGCGGAACAGGCGCTCATTCAGTTGGGGCATTTCCTGCCGTCCGCGTCCGTTTATCTGCGGACGCAGCACGGAAGGATCCACGTCGATAGCCAGCTCACTGCCCTCATACTCCCACAGAATGCGGGAATACTGCATATCCGCCTCCCTGATGATGTTGACGGCTTTATTGAACACCGCCACGCCCATAGGCGCGTCAATGTCAACGTTGTTCGCGTTGGCGGTTTTGAACCAGCCGAACATTTGCCCTTCCGTGTCCGTTAGCAGGGCTTCCGGCTCTGCTTCCGCCCATTGCGGAACGTCGGTCAGCGGGATTTCAACGCCGATGGACTCCCGGTTATTGGAGCGGAAAGCCCTTTGCGTGATGGAAATACCCTTGTCCGTTACCGTGTGCCGTTCGAGGCGGGTGTACGTTGTTTTGCCGTCCTGATAGGAATCGCGGAAAATCACATCTTTCAGGTTGCCGTCATCGTCAAAGGCGATAGGGTACAGGCTCCACGCCGTAGCGCAGTCGAAGTAGATGTGCCCGTCCTTGGGGTAGGGTTTGATGGTCATGCCGCCCGCCGCGCACGCCTGTTCCAGCTTGGGGCGGAGGGACTGCATCAGCTTTCCGAATTCTGCTTTCAGGTACTCGGCGCGGGGACTGTCCTGCGCATTGCCGTTTTCGTCCGCCTTGCCGCTGATGTTCCACTTGACCTCCAAAAGCACCTGACGGGCGATTTCGGAGCAAATCAGCGAGGGGAGGTTCAGGCTTTTCACCTTGCCGGAAGACAGCCACGGGGGTGAATCGGTGTACATTTTGTACCACAGGTCGAGGGCACCAATCATTTCGTTGGACAGCGGCGTGTCGATGTGCTCAACCGCCGCCACGTCCTTAAAGGGGAACATCCGGTGTATCACCTGCCTTATAAACTGCCATAATCTCGAAAACAAAGGGTATCACCGCCTTTAATTGGCATAGAAAAACCGCCGCACTGAATCAGTGCAGCGGCTGAATGGGGTTATCTTTGATGTATTCCGCCCGTCCCGCTTTGGGGAAGCGCTCACCTGTGCGGTACATCCTGATCTGCGCTCGGTTAAGTCCCGTCGCCTTGCCGATGGTCGTGTCGCTGATGCCGTAGTCGTTATACGCTTTCACCAGCAGACGCATGATTTCATAGCGGTCTCGCTGTTCTTCCTGCGTCTGCACGGGGCAGACGGTAGAAAGCCCTGCCTTGCTCAGGTACGCCAGCACATAGGGCAGGCGCTCGTTCTTGCAGGAGGCGACGATGGACGCGGCGCGGAGGTAATCGTCGTTCGTAGCCTCCCGTGCCGGAAGGGCTTCTGCCGTCGCTGTCTCCGGCTCCGCCGCCTGTGTAGCCGTTCCATACCCTCCCGTCCTGCGGATGGCGGGTAACACTTCGGACGTGACCCAGCGTTTGAACCTTTTGGCGGCGGGGGAGCTTGCTGGACAGGATGAGACTGTACAGCCCGGACTCGTTGATAAGCATTGTCGGCTGAGAGCGCCCCATGCTGTCGATGATGCCCTGATTTAGGGCATCATCCGCATCAACGTGTGACTTAATCGCATTCTGCGGTTTTGCGTACCCTAACGCAGTCGCAACGTCGCGTCCAACAAACCATGGCATGTCCTTAATCATCAGGGAGCGGACAGCACCGAACTCTTCATTGGCGAAGGTCTGCAACCCGTTCATTCGTCCACCGCCTTTCGGATGTTCTCCATGCAGTCCAGCACCTCACGAAGGAGAGCGTCAGAAATGCGGTCGGCAGGGTTCATACGGTCACATACGATGGACAACGCTTCGTCAATGACGGCGATTTCACGCAGGATGAGTTCGTACATTGAAATTTCCTCCTATCAGCTAAATATTATTGACTTTTGGCTGACAGGATGGTATGATGTAAATGAATTTCACACCATCCCGTACAGTCGGTGTGGTTGTGGGGATTCATTGCGGTAAGCGTTGTGATGTTAGCGGCATGTGCAACGCTTACTTTTTTATTTCGGTATAAAGCCGTTCGATTCCCATGCGCACGACAACAGATACCGAAACATTGTAGTGCTGGGCAAGTTCTTTGAGGGTTTGCTCTGTTTCCTTGTCAATTCTTACCCTCAATTCTTTGTCCTTTGGATTCTCTGCTTTAGGCCGCCCCACTTGTGGGCTCATCGTTCGTGCCACCTCCTTTGTGCCACGATGCTATTATAATTTATGTCGCTACAAAAATCAATACCCTTTTTGAAAAAACCGTAAATAAATTATTTTAACACAAACCACCATTATAGTCAAATATTTTTAGCTGACGGCATAGAAAAAGGAGCGCGTTGTGCGCTCCTTGGGGTGTTATGCCATATGCTTCCACTGCTTGCCGCAGTCCTGACAGGTGTACAGGGTAGCATAGCCGATTTTGTTTCTCGTCGTGGACACGGATTTTCCGCTGCCCTTGTATTTCTTCGGATGGTAGAACAGCTTGACAATGAACATGAAGGGCGTGCAGACGAACCACAGCATAAACTCGATCATCCACCACCACCAGCCGATGAACAGCCACCAGAAGAACCCGTGCCGCTTCTCGCCAGCCTTGAAGCGGAACTTCGTCTTTGTCCTGCTGCCTTGCTGTTCTTGGAAGGTCTGCATCTGTACGTTGGTGCTCCCGCATTTCGGACAAGTCATGCGATCACTCCTTACTGCACGTTGAAGTGAAGCGTGACGGTAGGCACGTCCGCAAAGAACATGTATGTGTCCGCATTGGACAGGCGGAACGTAATCTCGATGGTTTCAATTTCCTCAACCGTCGTGATGTCGGTATCCACGGCATTGAACGTCAGCTCATCCTTGAGCTTCTTGCCGGGGGAAACAGAAGAAAAACCAGAATTGCTGACCTCCCAGCCATTTACGCTCATGCTGTCAACGCCGACGCGAACATTGATGTCACTGTCGTTCACGACAATCACGCTTGCGCGCATGAAGTGCATGGAGTCAGTATGGAGGGAATCAGCCTTGAAGTCGCCTGTCAGATAGACCGAAACGCCGTCCTGCTCGAACAGCAGGGTCTTTCCCTCAGCCACAAGCTCCCGTTTGGTCAGCTCGTTCCGCGCCGCGTCCACGATGTCGTGAAGCTGCGCGTCGGTCATGGATGCGTAATTCAGACCCTCCGCAAGGCAAGAGCCGCACAGAAGCAGCAAAGCAAGAAGCACCGTGAGAAACTTTTTCATGGTGAGCGCCTCCCTATGAAGTGTTATTGAGTTAAAAATATTATACACTTACGGGGGAGGGAATGTCAATCGTTTTGGGCGGTTCGCACAAAATTTTCGACTTTTTACTGCCCTTTTCGCTTCCACACGCGGTTCAGCGCGTAGCGCACCGCGTCGATGGAGTGGTTATTTGCGTCCGGGTAGCCGCTTACCACGTCGCCGTCCGCCGTGCGCTCATATTCATAGTGCGTGAACTCCCGCGCCGTTTCGGGGCATCGGGCGGGGTCTATGACGATGGCTTTCAGCGATTGCAACCACTTCATGCTGTATCGCACGCTGTCCGGGCCTTTTTCAGCGCCCCGGCAGGAGCAGCCGTAGGAGCGCAGGTCGGAAACGCTTTTCGGCTCGGCGCTGTCAGCTATGATAGGGTCGCTTTCAGTCATGCCCTTTTCTTCCTGCAAGCGCCGCCAAAGCTCGGCGTTACTGGTCTTAATCGCCCGCAGTTCGTCGAAGATGTAAAGAGTCAACTGTGCGGGATTGTAGCAGCATTTCACCCAATGGGCGGGGTCAGGATACCAGCCAAAGTCCAGCCCGAAGTAGATGCTGCCGAACGTTGCGATTTCGCTGTCCGTAATTTCACGGATAACAAGGTTGTCAAACACCTCGCCGCCCGTACCCGTCACCTCGCCCAGATATTCATGCCGGTACGCCTTGGAGTTAATCAGCGCCAGCTCCAGAGCATCGTTGAAAAACTGCTGTCCAAGCCACTCAGGCGGCACGCTGCGGTAGTCCGACGAATGCACGAGGGTATCATGGGTGGGACGCAGCACTTCTTCATTCATGAAGTTCGACTGCGTTTCAGGCGGGTTAAACGTCATAAAGTTCCAGTACAGGTCGCCGCCGCGTCTTGCGGATTGCAGCACGGAACGGATTTCCTTCATGCCGGAGAACTGGTCGGCTTCCTCGAACCATGTCACGCCAAAGTAGCCGCGGGGTGCTTTGATGGACTTGATTTTCATGGGGTCATCCAGCCCTCGGAAAAGGATAACCTGCCCCGTTTTCTCGCGCTTAATCTGCATGGGCGACACTCGGCAGGTGAACTCGTCGCTCAAGCCCAGCTTGTCGATGGCGAATTGCATCTGCCCAAACACGGAATCGCGCAGGGTTTTCGCCGTCTTGCGCAGAATCAAGGCGTTCACATCGGGATGCTCCAGCATAATCAGCGGGATGACAAAGCCTGTGAAAGAGGATTTCAGCGAACCACGTCCGCCCTTGAGCATGTACTGCGAATGCTTATGCGCCAGCACATCCTCCAGCAGCGCGTCATAGTTGGGGGCGAGCAAGTCCTCGATGTAAACATCACTGCGCATCTTGATCCGTTCCCGCTTTCTCGGCTGCCTGCCCGATGGCTTTCAGCGCTTCCGCCGTCGCCTTTCTCGCCTCTTCCCGTGTAGCTTTGTCCTCTTCGCTTTCCTGCTCCAGCGGCTTATCCCCCCGTATCAGGTGGATGCTGATGCCGTCCTTTTTCTGTTCCGCCGCTTCGCCCTCCGGGAAATCCGGCAGAGGAGCGTTTTCGCCGAAAGCGTATTTGAAAAGCCAGTCACGGGACTCGGTGTTTCCCGTCGCCAGATACTTCTCCACTTCCTGCATGACGATGAGCGTCTGGATAGGGACGTTCTTTTTCTTCGCTTCTTCCAGCGTGTAAATGTCGTTTGGGTCGGCTACTGCGCCCTTGCGGTAGCCCATAGCCAGCACCGAACGGATAATCTGCGAAAGCAGCGCTTGCTCGTGCCGCTGCTTCGCCCGCGCTTTGCCGCCCTTGCTTCGGATGGCCTGCGCTTCTTCGGGCGAACGCTGCGTCAACGGGGTCAGGTTCTTGGATTGTGGCCCGCCCGGCTTACTTCCTCCCTTTGCCAAAGCGTGTCACCTCCCGTCTGCTTGGCACGGAAAAAGCCGCAGGGGGCATTGCACCCTCTGCGGCTCTGCGTATGCGGTTCTGATTACTTCTTCTTGCTGCCCTTCGACGCGGGTTTCTTCTTCGCGGGGGCGGGCTTCTTCTTGTCGGGATAGCAGGAATTGAGATGACCGGCGAGCCTGTTCGCCTGTTCAGGGGTCAAGCTGCGGAGCTTTTCGTTGATGTCCATGATGCTTCCTCCTTGCTGTTAATAGCGCTTATTGGTCATGGTCAAGGCGCTTCTGTCAAGCACCGTATAGTATGTTTCGCCGCCGTACTGGTCTGACGTGATGACGTTATAACCGCGTATCAGGGCGAATTGGCTGTAACTGTCATGCGCGCTGTGCGACTTCGCAAAGCCCAGCGCCTTGCGCGCCTGCGGATGGGACTTCACAAAAGCATCGTAGTCCTGCCTGAGCTGAGTCTCGGAAATAACTCTTGCTTTGCTGTTCAGCACCGCACCAACGGTCTGACCCGTATGGTCGCCGTAGGCTTTGGAGCCGGACAGCGAGTTAGAGAAGTACAGACCGTCGCCGTGAATGCCCCTGCCGACAAAGGTCAAGTCGCCATCTATAAGCATATCACAACAGTCGCTCGATGTAAAGGGGACGCCATCAACTACGGTGTCGTTTACTGTGCGGTATAGGACAGGCGAGTTCTGCGCCAGCCCATCGAACGTGTTTTGATCGACGACTTCCGGCTTGCCGTTCATGCCCATAGCGTAAAGCATACGCTGGAGGTGGAGGTCGCTCAGGAATGTCGGTATGTCGGTCTTGTTCACGTCAATCAGAAAATCGTGAAGCTCTTGGTCGCTCATATTCGCAAGAGCCGCCTGTGTTACACCGGTCGGCGGCTGTGTGCCGTTCAACGGATCAGGCTGTAACTGCTGCGTCTGTATCGGCGGCGACACAGTGCGCTGAAAGTTTGCACCGCGTCCGCCCATTTACTTGCCCTTCTTTCCGCCAAAAACGCCCCGTGCTCCCTTTGCGGGCTTGAGCAGGGTAACACTCTTGCCCGTGGCGATAAAGCGTTCCTCGCCCGTCTGGGGGCTATTCTCGGCGGTCTTTCTGCCGCTCTTCTTCTCCACCGTCTTGGAAGCCTTGCTCGTCTTGCTGGTAGCCATGTGATGCTCCTCCCTTACTCGGTAACAATTTCAATGTCCACCACGACACGCGGCAATGCGCCGCCCAATCGTGGGTAGGCCGTTGTGCCGTCAAAGTGCGCGCCCGTAGCGCGGAATACCGTGCCGCGAGAAAGAATGATTTCGGCTTGCTTCGCGTTGCCCAGTACGCATTTCGTACCGCCCGGAGCTTTGATATTCAGGTACACCTCGCGTCCGCCTGACTGCGCCCCACTGATGAACGGGTTCTTGGAACGGTCAAAGGCGGTGGACACAAACTTTTTCTCCTTGTACTCCGCGCCCTTCACCGCCGCGTCAAGCTGTGCCGGGGTCATGTTCTGGTAGTTCTGCACGCCCAGTGCCTCCAGAAAATCCTTGTGCGCCGCACGGAACAGCATCGTGTTCTTGCCCAAATCGTGCATAGCCGCGTCGAGGCGCTGCGCAACATAGGTTTCCGTAGCGTCCAGCGTTTGCCCGTTCTCCAGCTTGTGGTTCATGTTCTGCGACAAGGTAAAGCCGTTGGACTGCGCATCCTCGCGGATGTACTGATTGATTGCAAGCCTTGTGTTGATGTCATAGCGGTTCTGCACCTGCGCCATGTCGTCCGCGTCCTGCTGCGTCATATGGACGAACGGCCCAGCATACACACGCGCCGCAGGGCCACCGGTCGGCGCGGCGGTTTGCGCTTGTGCGCCAGCCTGCGCTTGTGGTGGCCTTGTGCTTACGATACGCGAGCCTGATCCTCTGCCTCCCATGCTACTTCTGCGCCTCCTTCCTGCGCTTCTTGATGGTGTCCTGAAACGCCTGTATCTGTACGATGTTGCCGTAGCATTCATCCGGCACATCGCCGTAAAAGATAATCTTGGACGGCTTGAGCCTGTCCATCATTTCCCGGTAGCCGTCGATAAATAACTGCTTTTGTGCCGCCGCCATCTGCGTCCCAACAGCAGAAACAGCCACGCACCCGCCCACGGGTTCACCGTCAAAGCACCAGTCATAGGAACGGTGGTCGCTCCAACTGATGGTCGGAATCACCAGCATTCCCTCGTACTGCCAGTACGCGCCCAGCCAGTGCTTGCGGTAATGGTTGTAGAGCTGAATAGCCACAGGAAAGTCGGTGTATGTTGAAAAGTCGGGAGTCATGACGGCAGGAAAGCGCTGCAACAGCGGCAAATAGGTGTCCGGCTGTGCCCATAGGCGCGTAAACTGGTAATCGTCGATAAAGAAGTGTACGCCATGCCGCGACTGTTCTTCCTTCGCGGTTTTGGCATAATTGAAGCTGATCCAGTTTTCTACGTCGCAGTCCTCCGGGGCGATATACGGAATGCCTAAATCCATCGTGCCCTGAAAAATGCCCTTGTTCAGGTTTTCGTAGTTCCGTTCGGCGCGATATTGCGGCATAGTATCCGCCCCCTTTCTGCGCACAATAAAGGACTCACACGGCGCTGCCCTTACGTCGTATGAGTCCTTGCAAACACCCCGAATAAGGACCTCCGCATAGATGCGGGAAGGAGGCGAACCCGCCAGCGCCGGAAAGACCAAAATGTGCGCATTGCGGAAGCCGATGTCTGCCCATATAACATAACACACTTGACAGGAAATGTCGCGGGACAAAGCGGGACAACCTCCACGTCAGGTGCTCTTATCATCCTTGAGATAGCGATAGCACATCTTGCGCGCCGTCTCACCCCTTCCGCTGGCGCCCCACAGGGAGAACGCCGATTGCTCCCACGGCAAACCATTGACAAAGCGCAAGGTGAAAAGCTGCCGCAGAAGCGAGTCCTCTATGCCGTCAATATACGCCTCCAGCCGCTCACGCTCCAGCAGACAAAGGGTTTGCCGAGTGCTGATGGTCACGCGCATGTTTGTGATGGCGTTACGCTTACGCAGAATATTGCTTTCAAGCTGTCCGACGCGCATAACCATGTTTTCGACCGGACTGCTTACGTTGTGCGCCTTGGGCATGTCCGACAGGGGAGGGGACGAACAGTCGCCAATGGCAGACCGCAGTTCTGCCAGCAGTCTTTCATCCTCGGCGCAATCCGTTTCCAGCCGCTCAAGCTGCCGCTTATTCAGTTCCACCTCGCGGTTCAGGTGGTACAGCTTCGACAGTTCTTTCACCGTCATACGCAACTCTCCTTTCGCGCCCTTTCCAAACGCACCCGCAGGGCGTTCAGGAGGCTCTCCTGCGTCTTTTCCTTGCCGGACAGGGCTTTCATCACGTCCTCATCCACACCGCCCTGCACAATCAAATGGTGGATGATTACGGGATACTCCTGCCCCTGCCGGTGGAGGCGCTTGTTGGCCTGCTGGTACAGCTCCAGACTCCACGTCAGCCCGAACCAAATCACATGATGCCCGCCCTGCTGGAGGTTCAGACCGTAGGCACAAGACGCGGGATGCGCCAGCAGAATGTCAATCTTGCCAGCGTTCCAGTCCGCCTCATCCGCCGCGCCCTCATACACCCTCACGTGTAGCTTCGTCTTTCCCAGCGCCTCCAGCAGCCGCGCCTTATCGTGCTGGAAATTATAGAACACAAGTGCTCGCTGCCCGTTTAGCTGCTCCACCGTCTCCATGAACGCCTCAATCTTGCAGTTATGCACCACAGTCGCATTGCCCGCCTCGTCGTATACCGCGCCATCGCACAACTGCAACAGCTTGTTGGTCAACACGCCCGCCGAATTTGCCGTGATGAGCGTTTCGGGGTCAACCTCCAGCAGCATATCCCGCTCCAGCCTGCTATAAGCCGCCTGCGCTTTCTCGTCCAGCTTCACGGGGATTTCTTCGCTGATGCAGTCTGGAAGGGTCAGATAGTCGCTTGCTTTCATGCTGATGCATATGTCACTCAGCAAACCGTAGATTGCCTCCTGCGCCCCTTCACGGGGCTTATAAGACCACACCGTCGCGCCGTTACGCTTGTCCGGCAGAAAAAACATATCGCGGTACACCGATACCGTGCGCCCTAACCGCTTGCCGCCGTCCAGCAGATAAATTTGACTCCACAGGTCAGTCAGCCCATGCGGGGTAGGCGTACCGGTTAGCTCAATCATGCGGCGAATCCGGGGACGCATGACTTTGAGCTTTTTGAAGCGCAACGCCTGATGGTTTTTGAAACTGGATGACTCATCCAGCACTACGCAGTCAAACGGCCATGTCCTGTCCTTGTGGTGTGGGTCAGAGTAATAGTCCACCAGCCACGCCACATTGTCTCGGTTGATGACATACACATCCGCTTCCGCCGCCAGAGCGGCCTCTCGTCGCGCCGCCGAACCGAGCACCACAGACACCCTTAAATCGGACAGGTGATCCCATTTTGCGGTTTCATTGCTCCATGTTGCTTCTGCTACCTTCTTCGGCGCCACCACCAGCGCACGCCGCAGGGCGAACCGATGATATTTCAGTTTGTAAATGGCGGTCAGGGTAATCACCGTCTTGCCGAGTCCCATATCCAGAAACAGGGCAATGTTTGGCGTCTCGATGATCTTCTCTTCACAGTACCGCTGGTAATCATGAGGGACGAACTTCATGCCCCGCCGCCTCCTTCGCATCGGCCGCAGTAGTCAATCACCTCTTGCACCTTCTCAGGAGAATCGACCGCCGAAAACACCTTAAAGCCCAGCTTCCGTAGCCTTGCCTGAACGAAAAGCTGCCGCTGCCGTTCCACTTGTCCCGGACGTTTCAGCTCTACGAACACCGTTTCCGCACCGGGAAGCAGAATAATCCTGTCAGGCACTCCTGTAAAACCGGGGGTCACAAATTTCAGACAGCGGGCCTTTGGAACGCGCGCCTTAATCCCGTCGCGCAGCATCCGCTCAACACTTTTTTCCAGCATCAGTTACTTGCCTCCCAAACCGTAAAATTCACCAACTGGTAACTCTCGCGCGCCCGCGCGCGTATAGATGGGCACGATCAGGCGGATAGGCATTTCGCGCGCGCCCCTAACGCCCATATTTGTAAAGTCTATTAGGAAAGAATGTTCCAATGTTACCACTCACTTAAAAAGCCTTGTTTTTCAAGGGTTTTGGGATTTTTTCTGGTAACATTCTTGGTAACATTCGTGGGAACATTCTCAAATTGGAAAAAATTGAATGTTCCCGCTCGCTGGTAACATAAAAAAGATTGTTCCCATAGAATGTTACCACTTTTCCGAGAATGTTCCCGCTTTTTGGGGGAGAATGTTACCATCATTTCTTGCTGAATCCGCGCTGTTTATCACCGTAGGCTTTGCCAAACCGGCCATGAATTGAACGCCAGCCGGGGAGCCGTTCCAGCACGGCGTTAATCTCCCGCGCATCCGATTTGCGCATATCGCTGATGGGCTTGCAGTACAGCTCGCACCACACCTCTGCCGCGCAAACCTTGTCTCTCTCCACCATCGTGTAGCTTTCTTCCCCGCCCTTCGCCAGTCCGCTCCAGAACGCCCGGCGCTGGTCGATGTCCCACTTCACCCAGTCGTCAGGGATGGGGCGCTCAATGAACTCAAGAATCAAACCTTCCTGCACGCTGGCTTCACGGTGCTCTTCCTGCTTGTCTCGCGCCAGCGCCTCCACCTCACCCGTCAGATACAGTGACTCGCCCATTTGCCAACGCACTTTGGCTTCCGCCCACACCTGCCGGATTACGTCATCCGTCAGGTCGTTAAACACGGTCTTGTCGTGCGGCACTATGCCCACGTCCACGGGCCAGAAGCGGCGGTTGCCGGTCGTGTCCTGTAAGAAGTCTACCTGATTGCAAGTGCCAAAGAAAACGCAGCAGCGGGGTAAATCCTTAACGTGACGACCATAGGCGGCGCGGTAGCGGTCAGCGCGCAGGGAGAGGAACTGTTTGATGCACGTTACGTCAGAACGCCTGAAAGCATCCAGCTCCGCGATTTCCACCAGCCATACGCCCTGCAAAAGCTCAGATGCTTCCTTACCCTCAAAGGTACGGATGGAGTCGTTGAAAAAGCCGAGGCTCATCTTGTCCAGCAGCGTTGACTTGCCGATGCCCTGCGGGCCGCACAGAATCAGCATATTGTCGTACTTGCAGCCGGGAAGCATGGCGCGAGCGACAGCCGCGACGAACGCCTTGCGGCACACAGTGCGGTTATACAGTGAATCCTCCGCGCCCAGATAGTCGATGAACAGCGTATCCAGCCGTGGCGTACCATCCCATGTCAAGCCCTCGATGTAATCCTGCACTTCGTTGAAAGCATGGGTTGCGGCGTGGATGTCCAGCGCAGCGTCGATATTTCCGCGCCCGGTTATGGCGTACTGCTTTTCCATGTACCAGTACAGACCGTTTGAATCCGTGTCCGACCACATACGGCGGCGGTGCTCACCCTTCGCCACGTCCCACGGCAGCTTCTCCAGCACCTCACCGCGCCCAGCGAAGCGGTTCAGCGCAAAGCGCCCTTTCAGCAGCGGGTCGTTTTCTAAAATGATTCGCACGTTGTCGATGGAGCCCTTAATCCTGCCTGTCTGTGGTTCACGCTGGAGCTTGAGCATCCAGTTTCCGGGGTCATCAGCGTTATCCGCGCCCACGCCCTCAAAATCAGCTATGGCGCTGTCGTAGCGTTCCTGCATCAGTAGCACAGCCACGTCATCGAGGCTGTTGGCGTACTCCAGCATCCGCTTGTAAGAGGGCAGACGATTCGCAGGCGTACTTGCGTCGCTCACATCATCCGCGTCTCCGAACCTGTGTAGCCTCACCATGTCGAAGCTGTTTACCAGCCTGCCGGAACAGGGATCCGTGGCGTGATGGCTGAACAGAAACTTGCCGTTATCATACACGATGGCGCCGCCCGTAGTTGAGCCGCCCAGATAGGTATAACGGTCTTTCTCATTGTCCACCGCTTCGTAGATGCCGGGCAGCAGCTCGTCGATGGCGCGGTAGATGTTGTAGGTACGGCAGAACGCGCCCACGATGCCGGGCTTTGCTTCGGGGTCGCCTTGCTTGACTGCCAGCTTTTGATAGCTAAAACTGCCGGGAACCTGCGGCCACTCGCTGATGTCGTGCCAGTCCTTATAGCTTGCCAGCAAAGAATCAACCGACGCAAAAGGCTCGTCAGCCGTGCGGAATACAAACTCACTGTCCGAGCAGCAGGACGGCCAGTACATCAGGCGCGACACCTCAAAGGTCGTCGGGTCGGCCATACTGATGCCAATGTAATCCGCCATACGCCGGGCGCAAGGCTCGTATTCGTCCGGGGTCATGGTTCTGTCCGTAGGGATCAAAACGCGCAGTCTGGGGGCGTTGGGCGCGTGCTTGCGGGTACTGTAAACGCAGTAGTTGCATTTGAGACCGTCCAGCGTCGCCAGCACCGCGTCTGTTTGCCAGCCGGGGACGTTATCAAAGTCCAGCGTGATTACGTCCCTGCCCGTTACGGCGTTCGCTTTGCGCCGTCCTCCGGCGAGAGCGCCAGCCACAAAGCCGCCCACATCCTTCAAATCGTCCTGCTGGGCTTTTTTCATTTTGGTGTATTCGGACAGAGCTTCCACGCCGCGGGCGGGCGTTTTCAGGCGGTCATAGAGCTCAGAAACCGTCAGCGTTTGGCGCTGCCAGTTAATGTCCTTACGGCTCTTGCCCGCCGAAATGATAATTGGTCTGTCGTAGGTCATGGTGGTTCTTTCGCTCCCTTTCCCGCATTATCTGCAACGCCTCATGGCGGCTTTTTCTGTGGGGCTCGGCATCGTGCGGTTGCACACTGTTTCATAGCAGCCGTAGATAGCGTTCAGTTCTTTATCCTCTGCATCACGGCGTATCTTTGCTTTTTCTTCGCCTGCCGCACAGATGACCTGAAATTCTGCCGTGCTCATCCTGCCCGTGCGAACCAGCGCATTGTACAGCTCAGATACCTTGTAGGCATCCACGTTGTGAGCGGCGCGGTCACGCTCGGTTAGGTGGTGCATAAACGCTTTGTACATGGAGCGGTATTCAGCCGCTTCCTGCAAAAGCGCATCGCGCTCAGAACGAGATTTTGCACGCCGTGCCTTGCGGCAGGTATCTTCCATCGCGTCCATGATGTTCTGGAGGAAGGTCTCTTCACTAATAACTACGGTTCCGCACTTCTGACAGCGGATTAGTTTCATTTACTTCACCTTTGCTTTGTATTGAAACGAGTCGTGTAGCCCCTTTTTACTTCACCTTGCCGAGAGGACAGCGGTACTCATACAGCGCTTTGTGTCCATCCGCAAACTGAATCATCAACCGCTGAGGATGGGGATTATGCGCGTTGTTTTTCGCCAGATATTTTGCGTCAGTGATGATGCGCTCTGCGCCTGCTGGCAGCCGCAGATGAAACGCTTCGCACTCTCGGCACATGTCCTTGTCCGCATACGTCGTGCCGCACACTTCGCACTTGTATACCTTGCTTTCAATCATGTGCGCTCCTCCTTTAACCGCGTCAGCTCCCACAACTCATAAGCGCGCTGATGCAGCAACTGCCATACGTCTGACAGTCCGTTACAGTATCCGATTTGCCGCTGTATCCTCTCTTCCAGCACCTTCAACGTCGCGTCGCGCATGATGTTCGGTGGATCTGTTTTCTCGATGCGGTCGCGTTCAGCGGCGAGACTGGACAATCCGGCGCGCGCTTTTTCCAACATCTCATCTGCATGAGAACGCAGATACAGCACTTCTTTCTCACTGATGGCCGCGACCTGCCGCGCCTGCTCAGGCGCATACAAGAGGCTTGTCTTATCAGGTTCCACCCCTATGCGGGTGCATTGGGACTCTGCATCATACAGACACAAAAACGGCACACCACGCACCATGTACCCTCTAAGGGTTTTATCCTTGATATGCTTGCAGTAAACATGCCTCATGACAGCAACCTCCACTTACCTCTATCGTCGTTCGGACGTTTATCCCGCCACCCACGAGGGGCGGCGGGATTGCTCCGATGTCAGATGTCAGGAAATTTGGAAGCAGATGGGGGCGCGAAGCGCGTTGGATGCGTCGTAGCTGCCCGTGCAGCCGCTGCCGCTGACAAGCACGAAGCAGGTGGCAATGCCGCTATAAGCAGAAGAAGTCCAATACCGTCTTGTGCCCCCATCCTCATCAACCCGCACACGGGATTCAGAAGTGGAAAAGACCGGGTAGCGCACCCCGCACTCAGCGGAAGAAAAAATCGCAGAACCGAACAACTCACTTTCGGTCGGAAGAAACAGCATATCGGTACTGGTATGCTTGCGTCCCTTGCAATCCACGCTCTCGCGAATGGTAGGCTGAATCAACTCTCGCAGCGCGTCAGGCAGGGATTCAAGCATATCATGGTTCAGCCAGTGACGAAGCTCCGTGTCCACCCAGCCGTTAGGACACGCACCGCTGTGCATACGATGCGCAGGCAGCAACTCTTTGGACATAACGGTAACAGTAAGACGCTCTTCATCTTCCTCTGCCCGGTCATGGCAGCAGCCGATGATCTCGAAGTGATAGCCGAAGTCCTCAATCACGTCGCGGAGCTTGAAGCGCTTAAGAAAAGTGCCGTTCCGCAGGGAGTCGCGCACAAGAGCCAAGCCCTGAACGGACACGGGCTTCTCGCAGAAGCCAAGCTCCTTGATCTGTTCCGGGGTCAGGAGCGTTTTGTTACCGTTGATGCAGATGTAACCTTCCATGATTTCTCCTCCTTATCGGCGAATATGGACGGCAGCGCGTCCGTTCGTCTGCAAATTGTTCCAAAAATCCGTAGAAATGACGTTGCCCTCTTTCACGGGCTCAGCATCGGGAGGGGGCACGGGAATCGGAACAGGTTGTCTCCGTGCGACCGCGTGCACGGTGCTTTCGGCATCGTTAGTCGTTCGGGCAGTGATTCGGATGTTTTCTTCCTTCTGCGCCTGACGATAGCCGGAGCTATACGCCCTGCTCTCACTGTCACGGCGAATGCGATTGTGTACCGCGTCCGTCGCAATGCCGAGGGCGAAGAAGAAAAAGGCAAGTACGATGTCCATAGTCTTTCCTCCAGTTATTTATTTCCACCACCAGCAGTCCAACCGCTGTGACAAAACACACAGACCGTTGTACAGGATGGAAGGTAACAGAGTTAGCAGCATGAGCGGGTAGATAAGCGGAACCTTAATCAGCCTGCGCACAAAACGATTCAGATTCCAGACGAAGTAGGTCATTTGTGATCTTCTCCTTCATCGAAGCAGAAGTCCGCCCAGCTCTTTTCACGGTCTACTTTGAAAACGCGGTCAAAAACTTTGGCAATACCGTACTTGCAGTGATTGCAATCTTCTTCACAGAGAAAGCAGTAAAAGCCTTGCACGAGCTGGCACAACAGAGTCAAATCATGCGCGTTGATGGCTGTTGCATCTTCGTCCATGTGACTGACGGGGGCATTGTAGTACACCTTGTACTTCATGCTCGGCAGCATGCGGCGGATGGCGCGCTTCTTCTCTGCCGGAATGGTCTCTACGATGCGCGCCAACAGCCGTGTCAGCGTAGCCTCCGCCAGCCGCAAATCGCGGTATCCGTTGGGGATGGCTTTAAGCCTGTCACGCATATCGGTCTTTACCCCGTCAAACTCCTGTAACGCGGCAAACATGGCAAAGAGTCCGTCCATCTCACCCTGCCGCATTCGCATTTCAGGAAGGGGCTTTCCTACGTCGTTACTCATGGTTCTGCGCCTCCTGCTCATCGGGAGCGTGCTTGAATTGATGACGGCTTATGACCGTCCACAATAGCTAAATATTTTTAGCTGCTGAGTTTATTATAGCAAAAATACTTTGCTTGTCAATATGTTCAGCAAAATATTTTTTACTATTCTCTCGGATAAAAGACCCGCCGCAAGACAGTACGGCGGGTCACCAAACTCTCAGCGAGGAATTTTATCAAGGTGCATTCGGCTTCCTGTTGCTTCCGTCTGCCCGCAATACTTGCCAGTGTACGGACGCTCGACACCTTGCGCTTGCTCGAACACAATCTGAGCCACAGGATAACCGGGGCGTATCAAAATCGTGTTTTTCGTTTCGTTTTTGAGCTCCAGCGTAATGTGTCCATGAAAACCGGGGTCAATAAAGCCAGCGTTCTGCACTGTCAGCCCTGCGCGACCGATGGAAGAACGTCCCTGCACAAACGCCGCAAGATGCAGCGGCAAGTTGATGGACTCTATTGTCGTGGCGAGGGCAAACTGACCGGGACGCAACTTGAACGCCTTACCTTTTTGCAAAACGATTTTCTTGTATTTTACCTCGTCGCCCAGCGCCACACTACCGAACCACTTGCGTCGAGGAACCAAGAAGGATGTGCCAATGCGCACGTTCAGGCTCGCTGGGTTAATAAGCAATTTAGGATACGCCGGGAAATAACCCTCCGCCATCATCCGCTTAATTTCAGAGTCGCCCAAAATCATGTGCGTTCATCTCCTTCACTTCGTGTAGCTTCTTCCACCTGCTCAAGCTCACCACCGCAGGCCGCATATCCTGCGAGATCGATCCAGTTATCTGCTTTTCCGTGCCCCGTTGCGATACGGGCGATTTTCAGCAGTCCCAGCATCGCCGCAACGTCTTTCGAGTCGATGCCGATAATGTTCGGGCGCATACAGGGGCGAAGATAAGCATTCCAAAATGCAGCAACCAATCCAAAGTTGTTTTCGGGAGAACCGTAGTCCTCTTGCCTGTCACCGTTCACACACTTCGCGGCGGCTTGTAGCACTTCTTCACGAGTCATGGTTTCCTCCTCCAATCGTTTCTTCTTTTGCCGGTTCATCGAACGGCACAATATCGAACAGACGGCGGCCATTATCTTGAAGCACCTGATAGATTCCGCCAGAGAGCGCCCGCACAAGCTGTTCTTCATCAGGCACTTCAATCTGTGCGTTATTGATTAGGATGTGCAGGATTTCGTGCCAAAGAGTGACGCACATGTGCTCATATCCCTGCGTATCAGGGTTTAGTTGTATGCGGTTGTGGACGAAATCGGCGTATCCGTGCGCAATGTTCGTCCCATCGTTCAGCGACTTCACACGCTCCACGGGATAATCAATGCCGTTGATTCGCACGAAAGACGGTATCTTCAAGTTGCGGCCTCCTGTTCCTCTGGCGCTTCATTGCCCCATACCTTCCAGCCGGGCGCTGCTCTGCGCGCAAACAGTTCAATGCGTGGGGTATAGGAAACACGTTCGATCATTTTGCGCATGGTTTCGGGCTTGCGGCTGTGTTCACGTTTCGGTTCAACAAAGCCTGTTACTCCCTGCATACGCTTTCCTTCCTCCAACTTGTAAGGTAGTTTTTTTTGTGTGGTTGCAAAGATACAGTGCTCCGTCATACCGCGAAAATACTGCCCCAAGCCCATGCTATCCTTGCACCAAGTAATCAGTGTAACATACTGAAAGCCCCATGCCTTTACGCATTCCAGCGCGTCAGGCAGGTAGTTGTTCGTCGTCCACATATACAAGTGACAGCCCTCTGGATCTGCGAGTGAAGCGATAGGCAAGGCCTTGATTTCCTTTATGGACATCAGAGCGTAATGCCGGTCAGCCCCGCGTTTAATCTTCCCGCCGCCGCGCTCTGGCCATGGCGGGTCTATGTAAATCGTTTTGTATTGTCCTTGCGGAAACATTTGCACATCTCCTATTCTTTTTCAGGGAAATGCCGCTTTGTAACGGCCATCGGAAACTCTTCGATTTCGCTTGCCCATACGCATGAACCTGACCCGTTCAGCGACTCCCACAGCAGCGGAAAGCCGCCTATCCCGTCAAACAGGCTTGCCATTGTGCGCTCTGTCCCGCAGCAGACCGTTAGGCGCTGCAATACATATAGCCACGGCGGGAGGGCAATGCTGTTGCCGAGTGCCTTATAGCGTTCGCTGTCCGTGCTCTCTTTGTGACACTTTCCTTTGCTGTCCATCCACTCACCGATGTCTGTCCAGCCATCAGGGAAGCCTTGCAGACGTTCACACTCAAGCGGCGTCATACGTCGCACACAGTAACCGCACCGCGGGGTATTGTTCAGGTTCAAGCTCTGCCCGCCATTGCTTTTGGCTTGCAGTGTTCCATTGACACCTGTGTTTTCCGTGCCGTTGCGGCAGTCCACCGCAGCAACGTCGGACACGACCAGCGCCGTATAATCCGTAACGCGGCTTTGATGATCTCCCGTCTGTGTAGGCGCTATCTCGCCCTTCCCGTTACCCCTTGCGTCGTAAACCACGGCAGGCCGATCAACGGTGTTCAGCGTATAGCTCTGTTCTGCTTTCCAGCCCTTGCCGTTGCACCCGGCCGTATCGGCGCGGTCAATACAGTTTTCCTGAGATGCTGTCATTCAGTTCCTCCGCCATCAAACGGAGCATTTCCGCCCGTTCATTGTTGTTCACACGACCTACCTCCTTTGGCAAAGATCAATTTCAGGTAACTTTATCTCTACGGGGACGAGGTTCCCTTCACTGCCGTACCGCAGAAGAATCGCTACGATACTGTGTGGATAGTGTTCAAAGCGTTCCGGCGCATCCGTCCGAACCAGAAAAGAACATTCTTTCGTAGGACGGCTCAAAGCCGCGCCGGGACGGTAATGCTTGAGGTTGACGTAAATTAAGCCACCCTTGTACCAATCCTCTGCTTTGGCAAAAACGCCGTCGTACCACCCTTCAAAGTAGACACGGGGCATGATGCCGTACCTCCTCACAAAGTCTATTGTGGATTATCCAGAAGTACCTTGGCTCGATTTCAAAACCGATAAAGTGCCGATTCATCCGAGCCGCCGCAACCGCCGTCGTACCGCTTCCCATAAAGCCGTCGAATACAACGTCACCCTCTTTGGAATGCTTCTCAATGCACCGCTGTATCAGCTCTACCGGCTTTTGATTTTGGTGAAGCTGTTTGCGTCCGCGTATGCCCGGAAACTCCCACACGTCACCCAGCCGCTTTCCGTTAAACGGAGCGCGACCTTTATTCGGCAGCAAAAGCACTTCGTATTGCTGCCCAAATTGCGCTTTCAAGTCACCCATCGTCCACTCACTTTTCACCCAAACAATCGCGTTTTTGACCGTAAAATGAGCATTTTGAGCCGCTGTTTTGAAGAAATCCTGCGTTTTTGCAGAACAAAACATGTAAAAAGCGCAATTTGGCTTCAGTATGCGATAGCACTCTTCGACGTACTTCTGAATCAGCTCCGGGTTTGAGTCATTCTGAATCGGGGTGCAGAAGTCGTGCGCTTTATCTCGCCTGTGTCCCGTAGCATAGTTGATTAGATACGGCGGGTCTGACACAATCAAATCTACGGATTCATCCGTCATCCGGCGCATCCCGGTGATGCAGTCAGACAGGTACACCGTATCCGACGCAATTACGGGGAGGGGAGACTGCGAAGCGCACGTTTCGCCGTTGGCATGAACGAGCACGCTATCAAGCCACGGATGACCGCAGCGGAGTCCCGTACAGGCAACGCTTTCCAGCGCCTTACCGCAGACGGGGCAAACGCCCACTGTCATACCCACGCCCCCATTCGCGGCATCGCCGCCAGCATCAGCTCCTTCGCCTGTGTAGCCACTTCCCTCATTTGCGGATGCGCCGCTTCCGAGCAGCGCAAACGGAAGAAGTGCAGCCACTCCTCAACCGTCGCGGTCATCACAACCTCCGTTTTCAGGCAGGTCGGCAGTACCGCACGCGCCTCCTGCGCCGTTGCGCCAATGTTCAGCAGGTCAAAATAGTACCGTTCCGCCATGACAGCGGCCTCTATGAATGTCCCATATGCGGCTGAATCAGGGCCGAAGCAGGCGGGCTGAATGACTGCGATTTCACCGCCAAAGTCCCCGCGCTGGTAGTTGCAATAACGAGTGCTCTCCTGACAGAAGGATGCAGGGCGGTGACGCACTAACTCGTGCGACACGCCGCGGTCGCAGGTGAACCAGCAGGTCATGCAGACGTGCTTCCTGATTTCATGGCCGCTCGTCAGCTCGTCGGGATGCAGTATCCATGCCTCCTCGTCACCGGCTGAGAACACATTGCCAAGCAAATCCGAAAACAGTACGCCGTATGCTTCCAAGATGCAGTGAACCGCGGCGGGTATGCGGGTGTTCGTCGCAGCGCACACGCGTAGCACATCACGCCACGCCCGCACGTTGCCGGAAACAATATTCTGTGCGTTACCGTGAGTCTTTCGGATGTAAGAAGCTGTGCCTGTCTGCTCAAAGGCTCTATCCAAAGCGGAAAACCACACACCTGAACCGCCATCAGAGTCCTTGCTCATGCCGATTATCAGGTTCCCGTGCTCCAGCACCGCTTCGTGCCCGCGTTTGATAATGCGCTGGATAAAGCCCTTATAGCTATTAGACGTAATTTTTCCCTCAGACTTGTAGCAGACGCGCCCGCACAGTTCAATGCGTCGCATTACATCCTCAGGAGAAATGGGCTGTTCCAGCAGCAGGACAGACGGCTTGACGATCCTCATTCGCCATCACCACCCCTCGATGCTGCCAGCGCGGCCATCACCATCAGCACGACGGGATACAGCAGATAAATCAGCGCGAATTTCCAATCCACAGTCAGCGCGAGATACAGCGGCAGTCCGAGGATAGTAAGCGCCAGCGCGGCGATTACTATGACGAAACTCCACATGACGATATTTTCAACCAGCTTCTTGAAAAACTCCGTATCGTGCATATTCCTACCTCCAATCAGTCCTTCGTGAAAAACGCACCAACCCATCCGTCCGCGTTAAGCGGCAAGCCCGGCGCCCACGCAACGGGTTCTGACATAATACGCTCGACCAAATGCAGCATGTTCTCAGGCGTATCAAAAGGTGCAATGTCGATGACCACCTCATCGTGTACATGAAACACCACCGGCAGTCCTGCCGCTTCGAGCCTGTCCAGCGCTCCAGCAAGACAGTCACGAGCTATGGCCTGCACACAGTTTTCAACCAGCTTGCCCCCGTAAGTTTCAATACTTTTCCACTTTTTCGTTTTCTGGTCCATGCCCGTATACGCGATAGATGGGCGACCCCACTGATTTGTGCCCAGAGACGGATTGATATAGTACAACTTGCGCCCGGAGGGCAGTGTAATTGTCATGCAGGACACGCCCTGCACCACGTCGTACTCACGGGCAAACACAACGTTACGCACTCTGGCCGTGCCGCCGCACTGTATCACCTGTACGGCCGCCGCATCCATTGCGTACCACAGGTCACGGATTTTGGAGTTGGCCTCTCGCCAACGCTCCACGATATCCGGCAGTTCATCCTCGGTCAGTCCCATGTCCAACGCTCCCATGTTGATAAGCGCCCCGGCAGATCCCTGATAGCCCAGCGCCAGCTCTGCAACCTTGCCCTTCGCGCGCAGGGCATACTCTGGATTGCCCTTTTTAATGCGCTCAATGGGCACGCCGAACATCTGTGACGCGCTTGCTTCGTAGATTTTGCCGTGTGAACGGAACACCTCAAGCCGCCATTCTTCGCCCGCCAGCCACGATATGACGCGAGCCTCAATAGCCGAGAAGTCCGCGTCTATCAGCACATGCCCCTCCGGCGCTATAAAGGCTGTACGGATAAGCTGAGAAAGTGTATCCGGCACAGACCCATACAGCACGCGCAGAGCATCAGCGTTCTTCTGCTCTACCAGCTTTCGCGCCACCTCAATCGCCTTCGTGTAGGTTCTCGGCAAGTTCTGCACCTGCACCAGTCGTCCAGCCCAGCGTCCCGTGCGGTTCGCACCGTAGAATTGGAGAAGCCCGCGCACGCGTCCGTCACCGCAGACACACGCTTCAATCGCATCATACTTTTTGGTGGAGGTTTTACTTAGTTCCTGACGGATTTCAAGCATACGCTGAACCTCGGCACTGTTACCTTCCTTTGCCAGCAGACGCGAGACCGTTCCCTTGCGCAGGTCTTTAATTTCTTCATCATCCATCTCCGCGTTCAGCCATTCGGCAAGCTGCTTGACTGAATTAGGATTACGAATGCCGGAAACCGCAACAGCTTCGGCGGTAAAGTCGCGCTTGACACGCGCTCCCACATCCAGTGCGCCTCGCACCAAATCAATGTCCACCGCCACGCCGCGGGAGTTAATCATCAGATCGACCTCCCACTGATGCTGTACCCATTCAGGAACAGGAAAAGCGCTCAGGCGGCGCTCAATTTCCATCTCCGTTACCACGTCCTGACGGTTGTACTCTTTGAACAGCTTCCACTTGTCAGAATCGTGGTGCGGTAGATTGCGTGTGCGCCCACCATTCGCCCGTGAAGGCTTGCAGGGTACACAGAAATAGCGAATCAGGGCTTTACCTGCCGCGTTCTTCTGCTTGTCATCCGGCAAGCCGAGCGCCTTGCCCGTTGCGTCCAAACCCGCCGTGTACCCGCAATACAGACCGTGAAACATAGTGCAGCGCCACTGTGACGGCTGCATACCACCGTAAACCTTTTGCAAGGCGCCGTACTCAAAGTGGGCGTTATAGGCGTGCTTAATATAGTTGGGATCCGTTAGCGCGGGAATCATCCAGTCAGGAAGTTTTTCCCCACACGCCAAATCAACCACCTGTACAGGAGCACCGTCAAGAGAATAGGCAAACAGCAGGATTTCAAAATCAGGGCTTTCGATATATTTCCAGCTTCCCGTTTTCTTAATAGATTCACTGGAAAAGGTTTCAAGGTCGATGGAAAGGTGATGCGGCATCTTTCACCCTCCCTTAGTCCAAATACGGAAGCGACGTGCGGATGTCTGCTGGAACGTTGCCGTTCCAGACAAAAGAGTTTTTCAGCACATATTCGTTATAGCTTGCCGCCGTTTTATTTGCGCGCATCTTCGCCTGTTCAGCCCATGACAGCTTTTCTGCATTTTCACTGTCTTTGTACTGCTGGTAAATCAGGCTGTCACTTGTGTAACTTGTCATCATTGCGCGGCAGGTGTCCTCAACCTGCTTACGAGTGCTGTACGCTGTCGCATCATCAGCCTTTTGGACGGCAAAAAACCATGAGTTCCACATGGCGCGTCCAACAGGGAAGCAGGAGAAGAAAACCGTGCAGAATAGCAGAACGACCATCAACAGACACAGCAACCCAACAATGATCTTATTCATCCGCCACACCTCCTTCGTACCGCACAACCGGGCTATCAACGATGAATGGAATGTCGGAGTAAAGGTACTCGCCCGTCCATTCTATGTATTTCCCATCCGGGGTGAAGAAGAAAATGCCGTCATCATTCTCACCATAGCTACCATCCACGTCAGCCAGCCACTTGTTATACGCCCGGAAGTCGCCGCCTAAATACTCGTAGTATTCACTGTCCGGGGACAAGAAGCTATTCAGGCTCGTTACTTTTCCGTCTACCACGAAATTGCCGACAACAGTATTCCCGGCAAAGAGCACGATATAGCCCAGCGGTTTTTCAACCGCACACATGAGCGCGTTTGCCTTTTCGCGCTGACCATTAACCCAGTAAGCACGCCGAATCAGGTTATACCGCTCCAGCGAGTAGCTGATGTCCGTTGGTGTAGGCTGGTTAGCCGTCAGGGAATTTGCCACCGCCATCTGTGCCTGAACATCCGCTTTCGTGCCGCTTACGGTAGGAGTGTCTGAGCAACCGGTCAGCACCAGTAACGCCAGTAACGCCAGTGCGATAACCACAATCAGGCTGACCACGCGAACCGTCTTTTTCATACGTTTTTCCTCCCTGCAATGATTGCCAATGAGTTCTCAAGCTGTACGCCGCGCTTAACAAGTTCGGCTTTAACCGCTTCGCCCAGCGGAGAAGAAAGGGCGTAGTCAATCAGTTCTGCTTCTGACATGCTCGTCACATTAGCAATGGACTGTTTTACGTCCTCCGTCTTACGCGGAAGCCATACGCGCTCTGCATACTCGCCACTGTCAATGTCGGAAACAAGCATTGCCATCGTGCGATCTGGACGACGAACGAACATGCTGAACAAATTCATCAGGTGAATGGTAGTCATTTCTTTAATCTGGATTTCTTCGCCAGTGGCGGTCGTCCAGCTGTCGGCACAATCAAAACGAGTTTTCACACTTTACCTCCTAAAAAAGGAGCGCCGGGATTTAGACACACAGTCTCCCGGCGCTCCGTCATCGTATTACATCGGCTGGCCGGTGATAGGGTTGATTGCGCGCCCGGTCACGGGGTCAACAGGCGGCACAACCGAATTGCCGATGCCCGCAAAGTCTGCGGCGGCAGATGCACCACCGGACAGCGGTTCACCCTCGCGGGTTTTCAGCACATTGCCGAGTCCGCAACCCACGCCGCGATTGCCGGACTGCGAATAGCCGAAGAAACGAAGGGTCACACGGCCGTACATGCCGCTGTAAATGTCCTGCGGGGCAAGCTCCGCGTTGATATTGTCAATACCGACAACCTGCGGTTTCTGCTTTGTAGAGGCAGTCAAGACCCAGTGCCCCTTGCACTCCGAGCCGAAAGGCAGACCGTTTTTGCGCGTACCGTCGCCGTCCCACACGATGGAATCGAAGCGGGGACGCACACCGCCCCACAGCTTGCCCACGGCGTCCCGCGCCGCCGCCTCAATGGAAGCGTCGATGTCCGCTTTGGTAGCAACGTCGGTCTTGGGAATGAGAATGGTGACGGAATACTTGGGGTCGCCCTGTCCGCTCAGGGGCGCACGGGGCTGAATCAGGTTGCAGTAGGAAAGGCGAACTTCGCCGGTCAAGACTTTCTGAGCATCATTCTGATACATGATGGAATCCTCACTTTCTCAATTTACAGTTCATTTTGTAGCATTCTCACAGCTTCGTTGTACCTTTTTATCGACACCCTGCCACTCGTCCACGGACGGCATAGTTCACGCTCCTGCGCATCTGCCAGCACGTCCAGTGCATCTCGAATGACATTCTGATAGTGCTCTTGCAGCCCATAGGTGCGGTCACATTCACCGGGGCACAGGTCGAGGTCAAAGCACAGATTCGTCACCGTGTCTCGGAAATAGTCAGCCGCATCTCCACCCAGTTTGTCATCCAGCAGCCACGCAAAACGCTCTGGGCAGTCAATGTGAACCGTTTCGCCGCCAACGTTAAGTACGAGGTTTTCCTTCCGGTAAAGCGGCCCGTCTCGCACGTCAGCCATCCTGCACCACCCCGGCAAAGTCCACGACGGCGGAGCTATACGCCGCGCGCGGATCTTTCTCATCCGTCAGTGTAGCCTTGCCCTTTGGCTTCACAATCTGGTCTCCGAGCAATTCAGCAAAGCGCTTTGCGCCCACGATCTTTTCAAGCTGGGCAAGCGTTTTCGGCTCGTAGTCGTAGATAATCGCCTTGTCAAAGCCCGAATCCATCAGCTTTTGCAGTGCCGCATCCGTATCACGGAAAGCGCGAACGCTGCGCCCCTCGACCACCTTGTAGCCGGGAATCTCTTTCCCGTCCAGAATCGCTTGCAGGGCATAACTCCGCAACCCTTCGTACCATTCGACCAGATTTGCGCCTCTGGTCAGCAGGTCACCAACCTCCGCATCCGTCAGAACGGGCGGCAGTCCCAGCACTTTGCGTGCAGCGGGGTCGAGCGGATTCTGCGCCTTATCCGGCGTGATGCAATCCTTAAAATCCTCCAAGGCGATATTGAGCTTTGCCCGTGCTGGGCAAACGTCGCGCCCGCGGCAGAATTTACAGTGCGCACCTGCGCAGAACTCGCCCTCGCCGTTGAAAGCCTTTTGCGCCGCAGGCTTGACCACGTTTTCTCCCCATGCCAGAAGCTCATCCACGGTCATCTCGCATTCTTTCACATCCTGCGTGACGCGAGGCTGTACAATCGCCATAGATACCCGCTTGATTTTGTCCCCGAAAACAGGCGTATACCGTTTCAGCGCTCCCAGCGCGTAAAGCATCATTTGCGGATTGCCCTCCGCCTCTACGACAACGCCCTGACCGTGCTTGTAGTCCGTGATGTGCAGGGTGTCACCGCCGATGATGATGCAGTCGCAGGTACCAAAGCCCTGCGGCACATAGTCGGACAAGTCAACTCGGACTTCCATGTTGACGTGCGGCATCCCCTCGTATCTCATGCAGACCCCGTACAGATACAGGACGTATGACTCTGCGGTAGTCAGCATTTCGGGCTTGTAAAGCGGATGTTCTTGCAGCTTTTTCAGCTCACTGTTGAATTTCCGTGTGCTCATGACGGTGAACTTCTTGCGGGCATACAGCTCGCAGATGCTATGCGCCAACGTTCCCTCCTCCGCATACTCTGACGTTTTCGGGGGAAACTGCATTTCATACGTCGGCGCGGCTGTACATTTCAGCCAGCGATGAGCCGCAGACGCGCTGAGTAGCGCGTGCTTTGCTGGAGTGGCCATCAGTCGTTCCTCCTTAAATGTTGGCGCCCATCGAACGCAAGCAGTCAGCGAAAGACGCGTACTGATCTTCGTGGAGTAGCGTAATGGCGGCCACGCCGAAGTTCTGGAGCGCGTTGATGAGCGCGTCCATCTTCCCGGCGTCAACCAGCTTCGCACCGGCAAGGGACAGGTCATCCAAGGTAATGCGCTTTGCCGCCGCAGGCGCTTGCTGCTGTGCGGGAGCGGATGCCGTGGTCGCGGTGGGGATCACAGAGACCGCTGCTGGCGCAACAGGCGCGGGGGCGGAAGCAGTCTGCACAGGCGGATGAACGGGTGCTACGGGGGCCACAGGGGCCGCCACGGGCGCGATAGGCGCGGATGCCTGAACGACAGGAGCTTCCTGCTTCACGGCTTCGACAGCAACAGGCTTCTTTTCGGCGATAGCCTGCGCAAGATTGTTGATGGCCTCAGCAATGCCGGGAATGTCAACGGTCACTTTAATCTCAATCATCTTTCAATTTGCCTCCTTGAGTCTTTTTCTCGGACAACCATGCTTCAAACCGCTGCTGATTTTCAGGATTCTCGTAGAAACGCCGAACAGCGTCAAGCAGGGTGGCGCACAGCACTCGCGTATCAGCAGCGGGTAACAGAACCTCAGCCCTGTCCATCGTTATCAGCGGCTTCGTGCTCCAGACGAGCCAGAGCGTCCATGATCTTTTTCTGCGTCGCGCTGTCACCCTTTTTACCGTGAAGCACAGTGGACAGATAGCTCTCCGTATAGCCGCACTCAGCGGCCAGCCGCTTACCAGTAATCTCGGCAACGTGCATCCTGCCCACCGCGTCGGCGATCCACTTGTCTAACAAGCCCTAAACCTCCTTTTCGCAAAAATTTTTTTATCTGGACAGTTGAAAAAATTTAACTCTTGCGGTATAATCAAATTGCCACACCTGATGTCACCGCTGAAAAGACTCCTTTTGCGGGGGCTTCCTTTTCGTAGCCAAATTTCTTTAGCTGTCTTCTGCATTATAGCGCAAGAAATTTAGCCTGTCAAGTGTTCTGGCAAAAAATATTTTGCTGGCGGAGGAAGTGTAAATGACCTTCTATGAACGATATGAGGCCCTGTGCCGCGTGCGCGGTATCGACCCGTGTTCACAAAGCACTGCTGAAAAGCTGGGCACGACCCGCTCTAACGTCTCGTACTGGAAAAAGGGTACAAAGCCGAATGTCGAAATCGTGCGCAACGCAGCGAATTTGCTCCAAACGTCTGCGGACTATCTGCTGGGTCGTACTGACGACGATACGGATTACACGGTAGCTCAAAAGTGCGACCCGTCTCTGCCAGAGGATGTTACTACTATGCTTTCTGGGCTCGACAGCGCGGACCTCGAAAAAGTTATGATCTACGCCCGCGGTTTGCTGGACGGGGACAAGTATCAGAAACGCCGTCCGCGGTAAAGCAGGAAGTGCTTCTGGCACGAAATAGAAAGGGGCAGACAATGAGAGTATCCGTAAACTTAAACGCACAAAAGCCGGATACCACGACAAACGCCGTCATTTATGCCCGCTACTCTTCCCACGGACAGACAGAGCAGTCCATAGAAGGACAGCTCGCCAAAGGGCATGAGTACGCGGCAGCGCAAGGATATACCGTCGTACACGAATACATCGACCGTGCCATGACAGGTCGAAACGATAACCGAGAGGCTTTTCAGAAAATGCTTTCCGACACTGGAAAGCATCAGTTTCAGGTTGTTATCGTCTGGAAGGTTGACCGCTTCGGCCGCAACCGTGAAGAAATTGCGTTTAATAAGCACACCTGCAAGAAAAACGGGGTAAGGGTGGAGTACGTCGCGGAAAGTCTCCCAAACTCACCGGAAGCCGTTATTCTGGAGAGCGTACTGGAGGGTATGGCGGAATACTATTCCATCCAGCTATCGCAAAACATCCGTCGCGGACAGCTTGAAAGCGCGAAAAAGTGTCAGTGCGTCGGTGGATCAGTCCCATTGGGATACACGCTTGACAGTGATAAACATTTTGTTATCGACCCGCAGACCGCACCCGTTGTCAAAAAGATTTTCGACCTGTACGCAGAAGGGGCAACCATTTCAGAAATCACAGGACAGCTAAATGAACAAGGCATTCGTACCATCCGGAAGCAGCTATTCACGAAAAACAGCCTGACAAAGCTACTGAAAAATGAAAAGTACATCGGCGTATACACCTACAAAGACATTGTACGCGTGGAAGGAGGCGTTCCAGCTATTGTGGACAAAAGCACGTTTGACAGGGTGCAGGAACTTCTCAAGATAAACCGGCGCGCTCCGTCTCACACATGGACAAAAGTCGAATACCTGCTGACCGATAAGCTGTTCTGCGGTCATTGCGGATCCCCGATGGTTGGGGAAAGCGGTTTCAGCCACACAGGCGCTAAGTACAGCTATTACGGATGTATCAAACGACGGAGAGAAAAAGCCTGTGATAAAAAGCCGGTGCGGCAGGACTGGATTGAGGCGCTGGTGCTGGAC